TTTTGTAAATAATTTTATAGATAAAAATATAAAATCTTATGGAGTGTCAGATTATGATCAATTTAAAAAAGACATGCTTAAAGAATTTAAAAAATCAGGTATTAAAGATGCACCAGGAAGAAGTGCATTCTCAGGAGATCTACCTAATATAGGAACACAAGAATCAAGAGCTGGATTTACTAAATTTGGTTTAGATCCTGCTTATAGACAAAAAGTAAATAAAGATTTAGGTATAACTTCTGATCTACAAAATCATTTTAAAAAAATATTTTATTCAGGTGTATTTGAAAATAATCCAGATTTAGTAAATAAAATGTCGAGATATTTTGACTATCAAAATATAGATAAAAAATTTTATGGAGGAAATATTAATAAAGTAGATAGAGCAGCTCTTTTAAAAGAATATGCAGATGTAGTTAATCCTGAATTTGAAACAGATTTTATTTACATGATGGATGAAATGGAAAATCCTAAACTTAGAGGTACTGTTTTTAAAAAATATTTCGGAAATAAATATGACAAATTTATAGAAAAAAGAAATGCATCCATGAAAAACTATACAGACGCTGTAAAAGTTATTGAAAAAGAATTAGGTCCTAAAACATTAAAAGAAGTTTTAGGTGAAACTTCTATTAAAGGTTTTATGAATAAACAGACTGAACTATTAAATAAAATATTCGATACATCAGTTTTTACAGGTTCCGATAGAGGTCTAATTTTTGCAGCAGATCATCTTGAAGGAATAGCTGAAATTGCAAAATATGAAAACAAAGACGATATAATTAGAGGGCTACAGAATGTAGCAGGCACGACCGTTGCTCGAAATCGTGAATTAGGATGGAACAGACTTTCAAGACCAAGAAGAGATTTAATTAACAAGATACAAAAAGGAATTAATGTTGATGCTAATGTTGAAGAATTAAATAGAATCACTAAGTTATCTTACCCAGATTTTAAAGGAGATGAATTTTATAAATATGATCCTGCAACTAAAAATGTAGTTCCAACAAAAAACTTTGTAGTAAAATATAACCCAGAAGATGCATTTAAAAGATATTTTACAGAACTAGCAACAACAGAAAAAGGTGCAAAAGGTTTACTTCAACAAGCAAAACCTGGGTCTGAACTTGTACAATTTTTAACTAAAGATGAAAAGACTTACAAAAATATTGCAGATAATTTATTTAATCAATTAAAAGAAAATAAAGATGTTTCATTAAAAGAATTAACATCTTTAAGAAAAATTTATAAAAATCAAAAAGAAAAAGCTTTACAAGAATTTGGTCGTTTGTTTTGTAGAACAAATTCAGCTACGGGAGGTCGTATAAATTTAGCGCAAGCAGGAAGTGCAAACATTTGTAGTCCTGAGGAAATGTTATCTAACATGAAAAAAGATAGAGCAATTGCTCAAGGAACAGATGAAGCGGCTGCTTTAGCCAAAGGTAGATTATTAAAAGCTGGAAAATCTGTTGGAAAGGTATTGGGTTATGTTGCAGCTCCAGCTGATATAGCGATTGAACTGGCTTTTGCAGGACCTTCTTTATTACGTGGAGATGTTCAAGGAGCAATTAATGCAACTACTTTTGGACTCTTAGGTGGTGGTAAAACAGGAATGGAACAGGTTGGAGAAAAATTTGGAACAGACAGTACAGAATATGCTTTGTATGGAATAGAAGAATCAATAAAAAATAAAATGGTTGCAATGGATGGGCTAGAAAAACTATTTTTACAATCAGAACAACTAGGACTTATTCCTTCTGAGCAAGGTGTTATGCAAAAACAAATTGGTCTAGGGCCTCAACAAAAAGCTTTGTTAAAACAATTTGTAAATCAATTTAAAAACTTAGGTGAGATAGATCAAAAAGCTCAACAAGATTTTGAAACATTTTATCCGCTTACAGTTGATAAAATGAAAAATACAGAAGCTTTACAAAACATTGCAGATTTTTCTACAGCGCAACAACCTCTTGCAGGAAAACTTGATCCAAAAACTGTAGAAGGATTTATTAAATCTGGTGGTGGTGTTTTTGAAAAAGAAATGCTTCCACGTTTTACTTTACCTCAATACGAAGAAAATATTCAAAGACTTAAAGAATTAAGAATTGCAGATTTTCCAGTTGATCTACAATCACAATTAGCTGCGTATGAAAAATCTCAAATGCCTTCGCAACAGCAACAAGATTTAATGTTACGACAACAATTACAAAGTCCACTAGATTTTACAGTTCCCTATGATCAACTTAGGTATAAAGGTTTTAAAGAAGGTGGTAGAATAAATTTTTCTAATGGCGGTAGATTATCTTTTGCAGAAGGACCTATTGATCCTAAGAAAAGAGCCACATTAAAAAAAATTGGTATTGGTGGAGGTATCGTTGGTGGACTAGCAACAGGATTAATTAACATATTAGATTTATTTAAAGGCGGTGCAAAGACAGGTGTAGTTGCAACTAAAGCTGCACAAACAGAAGCAGAAAAATTATTTTTTGATTTAATTAATGCTGTAAAAAATAAAGGTGTTATGAAGAAGTTAGATGATGTTTTAGAAACAAAAGTTGGAGTAAAATATAAGTATAAAGGTGTTGAAGTTTTAGAGGATGGTGAAAATATAGAACTTAGATTTGAAACAGATAAAGGTGCACCGGCTGTTGTTGAATACAGAAAACCAAGTTATGAAGTAGACCCTGAAGCCGGAACCTCGGTGCAGGTACCCGGAGAGTTTACATATGAAGCTCAAGAAATAGGACGATATGGTCCTGACGGGGATGTTGATTTAGACTTTGTAGAAGAAATTGTAGATCCTATTGAAAACATAAAGACAATAATTGATGACTAAACGATTAACCACTACAATACCCCCTAAATCAGGACCCACGCCTCAGGGCTTGAATATTTCCTATAATACTGTTACAACGATCAAACAATCTGGAGAAAAAATAAATGGCAGAAGACAATATAGACAAGGCACTTCCAAACGAGCCTCGAAAAGAATTTGAGATACCTGGTGAAGAACAAATTGAAGAACAGGTAGTTGAAGAAGTAGAAAAAGAATTACAATCACCTGATGATGTCGAAGTTACAGAAAACGAAGACGGATCAGTTGATATTAATTTAGATCCAGAAGCAGCATCTCCTGAAGGTGGAGATGAGCATTATGCAAACCTTGCTGACTTTTTACCAGATGATGTTTTAGGTAGACTTGCATCTAATCTAACTAATAAATATCAAGAATATGTTTCTTCAAGAAAAGATTGGGAAAAAACTTATACACAAGGTTTAGACCTTCTAGGTTTTAAATACGATCAAAGATCAGAACCGTTTAATGGTGCAAGTGGTGCAACTCACCCTGTTCTTGCAGAAGCGGTTACACAGTTTCAAGCATTAGCCTATAAAGAATTACTTCCAGCTGATGGACCAGTTAGAACACAAATACTTGGAGCACCTACTCCAGAAAAAACACAACAAGCAGAACGTGTAAAAGATTTTATGAATTATCAAATCATGGATCAAATGAAAGAATATGAACCTGAGTTTGATTCTATGTTATTTCATTTACCACTTTCAGGTAGTACATTTAAAAAAGTATACTACGATGAAATGGAACAAAGAGCCGTTTCTAAATTTGTTCCAGCAGATGATTTAATTGTTCCGTATACTGCTACCTCATTAGACGATGCGGAAGCAATTATTCATCGTGTTAAAATTTCAGAAAACGATTTAAGAAAACAACAAGTAGCAGGTTTCTATAAAGACGTGGATGTAGGAAAGCCTGGAGAAAAAGAAACTGATGTAGAGAAAAAAGAAAGAGAACTCGAAGGCATGTCAAAAACTGCCAACGATGATGTCTATACATTATTGGAATGTCATGTTGATTTAGATATAGAAGGTTTTGAAGATGTAAATCAAGAGACTGGTGAGCCATCAGGAATTAAAATTCCATACATTGTAACGATTGAAGAATCATCTAGAGAGATTCTTTCTATTCGAAGAAACTATGAAGTGGGAGATGCCTTAAAGAAAAAGGTAAATTATTTTGTACACTTTAAATTTTTACCAGGATTAGGGTTCTATGGTTTTGGTTTAATTCACATGATTGGTGGATTAAGTAGAACTGCTACAGCTGCATTAAGACAATTATTGGACGCAGGAACTTTATCAAATTTACCTGCAGGATTTAAAATGCGTGGTATTCGAATTAGAGATGATGCACAATCAATTCAACCGGGAGAGTTTAGAGATGTCGATGCACCGGGTGGAAATTTAAGAGATTCATTTATGATGCTTCCGTTTAAAGAGCCTAGTCAAACACTATTAAGTTTGATGGGTATAGTCGTTCAAGCAGGTCAACGATTTGCATCTATTGCAGATATGCAAGTTGGTGATGGTAATCAACAAGCAGCAGTGGGAACAACCGTTGCATTATTAGAACGTGGTTCAAGAACCATGTCAGCAATACACAAAAGAATTTACTCAGCCTTAAAGAATGAATTCAGACTTATGGCTAGAGTATTCAAGTTATATCTACCACAACAATATCCATATGATGTAGTTGGGGGCCAAAGAATGATTATGCAATCTGACTTTGATGATCGGGTAGATATATTGCCAGTTGCTGACCCCAACATTTTTTCACAGACACAGCGTATTTCACTCGCTCAAACAGAACTGCAGCTGGCAACTTCTAATCCACAAATGCACAACATGTATGCTGCATATAGAAATATGTATGAAGCATTAGGTGTAAAAAACATTGATAATGTTTTAATGAAACCACAACCCCCAATGCCACAAGATCCTGCATTAGAACATATTTCAGCTTTAGGTGGGAAACCTTTTCAAGCGTTTCCAGGTCAAAACCATAGAGCACATATTCAATCGCATTTAAGTTTTATGGAAACTAATATGGCAAGAAACAATCCGATGGTTATGGCATCATTAGAGAAAAATATTTTTGAACACATTAGTATCATGGCTCAAGAACAAATCGAATTAGAGTTCAGAGATGAATTACAACAGTTGCAACAGATACAAATGATGATGCAACAGAATCCACAAATGGCTCAACAGATGCAAATGCAAGCAATGCAGATTCAACAAAGAATAGAATCTAGAAAAGCACAATTGATTGCAGAGATGATGGAAGAATTTATGAACGAAGAGAAGAAAATTACTTCACAATTTGATAATGATCCAATTGCTAAACTAAGATCAAGAGAATTAGACCTTAGAGCACAAGAAAATGCTAGAAAAGAACAAGAAGCTAAGGACAGAATGGATCTTGACAAGATGAAAGCAATGATGAATCAACAAAATCAAGATGAAAAACTAGAACAAAACGAAGAATTGGCAAAATTAAGAGCTAATACATCAATTGAAAAGACAATTTTATCTAAAACCATACCAAGTACAGACTCAGTGATGAAAAATCAGGGTAGTATGATGCCTAAAGTATCAATCATGAGAAGCGGAGACGAGTAAAATGAGAAAAAAAATGACAAAATCTGAAAAAAAGGTTAAAAAGGTTATGCGGGAATTTAAAAAAGGTGAATTACCGATAGGGAAGTCGAAGAAAAAAGTAAAAAGTCGTAAACAAGCGATTGCAATTGCTTTATCGGAGGCTGGAAAATCAAAACCAAGGAGATAAAATGGAAAAACTTGATAATATCAAAGAAATAAAAGTTGCAGATCAGCAAACTGAGATTGATCCAAGATCAAAAACAACTGCTGACAAAGCTTTTAACTTAATTGGTACTGGTGGACCTGAAGAAGAAGTTCAAGGTCAAGGAAAAGTACTAGCAGAGAAGAAAAGAAAATCAAAAGCGTACTAATATGTGGTTTGGTGCTATTAAATTAGCCGTTCAAGCTGGCTCTCATATTTTTAAAAACCGTCAGAAGACAAAAATGCTTATGGCGGATGCACAAATGCGTCATGCAGAAAAAATGGCGAATGGTGAAGCAGAATATCAAGGTAAACTTCTTGAAGCAAGACAATCGGACTGGAAAGACGAATTTATTTTAATTTTACTTTCGGCCCCTATTGCATTATTATCGTGGGCAGTATTTTCGGATGACCCGGCAGCTATGGAAAAGATGCAATTATTTTTTGAATACTTTTCACAGCTACCATTTTGGTACCAAACAATTTTTGTAGGTGTCATTGCATCTGTATACGGATTAAAAGCAACTGATTTAATTAAGAGGAAATAATATGAGTAACAGAAGATATAATACACAAACTAGAAAAGGTTTTTTATCTGGTGGCCAAGCAAAACTTGATGCTGATGGTGATGGTAAAATTACTGGTAAAGATTTTGCTATGTTAAGAGGTAAGAAAAAAGATAACAAAAAGAAAAAACCATCTATGATGGCAATGGCTATGAAGGGTAAAAGATAATGTCAAAAGAAAAAAAATCTACAGAAGCTAATACAACTTTAAAAGATAAATTAAAAGATATTAAAAATAAAAAATCTTCTAGTTTTACAGAGGAAGATGACATTCCTCAAAGAATGTCTAGAGGAGTAGATATGTCTCCATTAAAATTAAAAGAATTTAAATCAGGTGGTAGAGTAAATTTACGTGGTGGTGGTTGTGCTAAACGTGGAGTAAAGAAAAACGCTTACGGAAAGAATTCATAATGGCAAAACTTTGTGCAAAAGGAAAAGCAGCTGCGAAAAGAAAATTCAAAGTATATCCTTCTGCATATGCTAACATGTATGCGTCCGGTGTTTGTTCCGGAAAAATTACACCAGGTGGTAAAAAAGGAAGTAGAAAAAAAGCAGCCAATGGTGGATTGATGGCTGGTATGGCTAGAAAAAGAAGAGCGAGCTGTGCGTAGGAATTTTGCAGAAGGTGGATTAAGAAAATGGGTAGCCGAGAAATGGGTAGACATTGGAGCACCGAAGAAGAACGGGAAATATCAACCGTGCGGGA